GTTGAACCTTCGTATCCAACTTGAAGTTCTAGATTACCAGAAGTGTAATCTCCATCAGGATATGAACCATTTGCTTCCACGTTCACGTAAGGGCCAGCAAAAGCAGCACCAGCGAGAAGGAATGGAGAGGCAGCTACAGCTGCGATTGTTGATTTGATTGACATGATTGTTTTTTAAGTGTCTCGCAAGAAAAAATCCCTGCGGATGATAGACTGCCCCGACATGGGAGTCTTTTTAACATCTACACAGGGTTACGATTCTTTCGAGTCCTTTGTATGTTAAGTATTTATACAACTGGCACATTTCATATGTGACAGTTGAGGTTATGATAACACAACCTGAAAGGTTTGTCAAGTGGCTTACATAGCATTAATAACCAAAGGCAATAAATGATGTTCGCATTGTTGTACTGCCCTTGTAACTGTCTTGACATTATCGCCAGGCAAAATAGGAACAGTCTGTTGTCTTATTACTCTTCCAGAATCTAATTCTTCTGTAACCCAATGGACACTACATCCAGTCTCAGTTTCACCTGCATTGATAGCTTGTTCAATAGCATTTAATCCTTTATACTTTGGCAATAAAGAAGGATGTAAATTTATTATTCTGCCAGGAAATTCATCAATAAATTTCTTCGATACAATCTTCATCCATCCTGCCATAACTATCATATCTACCTTATATGCATTAAACAATGTAATAATATCATCTTCATTCTTACAATAACATGAAGGAATGTCTAATCTTTCTGCTCTCTTAGCTGCTTTAGCTTTCTTTTTATTATATACCATCAATACAATATCATGTTTAGGACATGAATGTACTATATTCTCAAAGTTAGTTCCTTCACCAGAACACATAACACCTAATCTCATGATGCTCTCCATGCGACATAAAATATATATGCCAATCCTAATAACATCATAAAAGTAATTGGAAAGAATGGTATGACTGTAACTACATGAAGTATTTGTATAGTAACAATACCATAGAATGCCCACATAATAATCATACCAATTTTATTATGCCTACTACCACGTTTATATGGATGACAACCAATTGGGCCTGAATCCCATCCATCTTGCATATAATCCTTAGTAGGAATTTCTTTAATCATAATACCTGAATAACTCCTGATATAGATGGAATTTCTTCCATAAGTTTACGTTCAATACCTTGCTTTAAAGTCATGGTACTCATAGCACATGTAGCACATGCACCACCAAGTCTTACTTTAACATAATTTCCTTCAGATGTATAGTCTGTCTCAACATATTCTAACCATCCACCATCTGCTTCAATGTATGGTAAGAGTTCTTCAAGAACTGCAATTATATTCTCGTCTGTTAATTCCATTTTAGTTGCCATCCTATACTGTCTTTTAAGGTACTCATAATATGTGTCCATTATAATGGAGGATATTCAGTTTGTATTTCTTGTAGTGTTTTTTCAACTTCAAACTCTTTCATCAGTCTTGCTACTTGTTTCCTATCAAGACCATCAAGTTTCTCACAATTCTCTAAGCATCTATATATACATTCCCTATCAGAAATGGGTGGTTTCTTAGGCCATCCTTGGTGATCTAATTCACCTTTCCATTCTTCTGCTTCTACATTACTCATTGTACTGGATACTCTCTATCTGTTAGATCAAAATAAGATTGTGGAGGGGGTTCAGGGTTATCATAATCACCTCTCAGTTTATTCTGATATTCACGCTCATCCAATACCTCATTAATAAGAATCTTCATCTCTTTAACATAAGTTGGAGTGAATAACCTTTGAGGTTTTACCATCATTCGTGGAAGGATTGGATTCCCATTTTCATCATGGGGATATACATTATCCGTACCACCACCAGTGGAAGGGCCACTCATTCCTTGTGTGTCTATTTTACTCATAGGATTCCAATGACGTATTACGCCAGCAACGATAAAACAATTAGTAACGAGATAAGTAAGAAAGATAAAAGATCGAACAAAGAGTACAGAATTATCATACCGCTTCGTCTGTTCATCAGAGAACGAACCCAATGCATACTTCCATACCCTCCACAAATTAATCATCCAAATCAGGTAATTTTTTTTCTACCCAATGTTCTGTGTTATCTATTCCAGCAGCTTGAACATACCTCATAATATGTTCATCAATCTGATGATAGACTGGATGTAGATCCAAGTCCATGTTAATGTCGTGTGCTATCTGTGATATCTGATCTGCTGAGAAGCAATGATCAGGATGTAATAGATCACAACATGGTATTCTTTTTTCGATTAGTTCATTTAGATTAATTCTAATCTCGTAGTCTCTGTATACAGGCATATTAAGATGCATCGTTGTTGTCAGTTTGATGGATTCTAACCATCTCATCTTGTAGAGCTTCTAATTTTAGAAACTGTTCATTCAAATTATAATATAATTTATAATTAATAGTGGTTACCCAGTAACCAACTATGTCATTTCCATCACAATGGAAACCATATCCTGTTACTTGTTCATTAACACCATCAATCTTTAATGTTTTTTTATGTGTGAGATAGCTGTGATACTTCTCGTCTAAATTAATCATCGCTCCTCAAAATCAAGTTTACGTATTTTACGCTTGCGGCGTTGTTCTTGCCACTCAAGATCTTTTGATGTAAATCCTGATGATTCATTCTGATTCTGGTTCACCAACTCGATCATCGAGAGATCCTTCCCTGATATGTGTGTACCACGGATGCTCGTAATGTTGGGACACTGGCAACTTCTCGTCTGAGTTGAATGCCCTTCCAATAATTTCCCGCAATTCTTGCACCTGATAGTTAACATCTTGAATCATCCTCTTAACTTCGTTAAGTTCTGTCCTTAAATCTTTTGTGTCCATTTCTATATATTAGACCCAGTTACTTGCGCCCAATCTTGATCAAATAGTTGTAAACCTTTCTCTGTTAAAATATGATTATACATTCCTTCAAATACTTTAGGTGGTAATGTACATATATTAGCACCATACTCAAATGCTCTACCTACATCTCTCACATTTCTAATAGAAGCAGCAAGTATTTCAGTATCAAACCAAGTTTGTTTCTCAAACACATTAGCAATATCTTTTATAAGGCATAGTCCACCAAATGAATTGTCATCAACTCTTCCTACAAATGGTGACACATATGCAGCACCTGCTTTAGCAGCAAGTATTGCCTGTGATGGTGAAAATATTAATGTTACATTAACTCTAATACCTTCTGCGCTAAGTGTTCTACAAACTCTAAGACCATCTGGTGTACAAGGTACTTTAATAGTTGCTACATCTCCAAATTCTCTAGAGAGTCTACGTCCTTCATCAAGCATTACTTGACGATCTCCAACTACTTCCATACTAATATCAGTAAGACCATTTGATGCTAACTCATGATATACATCTTCTGGATTTCTACCACTCTTCATTATTAAAGTTGGATTTGTGGTAATACCATCAATTAATCCAGTACTATAATGTTTTGCTATGATATCAGTATCAGCTGTATCTAAAAATATCTTCATCGAGAAAAATGTAATGCGTTAATATTTAGAGAGGGTGGGAGGTTGGAATTCTGTATTACCAACAAAGGACGGGCATTACTACAGTAGTAAATTTTACATCCTTGCCTGAGACCCGACTGGTAAGTCGATTCTGCTTTCGCAGCAGCACCACCTGTGTCTCATCACCTTATCCAGCTATATGCCAGAAAGATTATTCAGTCACTCCCATGTCAAGACCGTCGTCTCAACAAATATAGTATAACATAAAAAAAGAGGGTGTCAAGCCCCCTCTTTGAGTTCTATTAAATGTTCTATCGTATTTGCAACATCGTTCATTGCGTCACGAACCTCTTCCGTTGATCCAGTTTCCTGATGGTACTTACCATCTGGAGCATAGTGTCTAGTGTACAAAGACCATCTCCACTTATTTACTTGTGGCGAATGCCAGATTTGTACTCTCATATTACTTGATTAGATACTCTATTAGAATAATATGCGTTAAAATAATCAACTACACCAGCAGAAATTTTATGACCTTTACCAATCCATTCATCAGCACATTCATAAATTGATCTGTTAGTGTGACTATTACCATACTTACTTAAGAGTATGGATAATATATGCTCTCGGAGCTTTAATGTTTCTTCATCCATTTTCAACGAGAGTGCCATGCGCTCTACGAATTTCTCTAAGTTCTTCAAAATCTTTTTGTTTGGTTCCACCATCATACTCCCATGCATAGCCTTCGTCAATCATTTGTTCGTTAAGCGACACATTGCCATCCCCGATATATAACCACCCAAGTAGGCGACCATACTTCCCGACGCCACCAACAAGTTCAGTCCTAATAGAAAGCTCGTCATCACCATCAATGGCACCATCCAATTTCTCTTTGAGCCAGTTTGTTGCGTCGATTCCAAGTGCTTTCTCCTCTAAATTTCTAGTACGTTTCTCAGGCGTATCTACTCCTGCTATTCTAACACGTTCTTTCTTATAAAGATCAAAACCTAAATCAATTGTAACATCAATAGTATCACCATCTAAAACTCGGTTGATCTCTGTCACTCGGAAGTTGTAACAACTCTTCCGTGACGGTGGTATCATCGCTCCCATATTCAAACTCCATATCTTCTAATGCTTTATTTATAGCATCATCTGGTTGAGTTCTTTTCCGTCTTGATTCCCAGTTTCTTAATTTCTCTATCCATTCACCTGTAGGAAATGAATGACCCATATGT